CCGTTATGAATAAGCTGATCAATAAGTATTTAGCAGCCTTCGATTTGTTTGTTGACTTCCAGCTTGATGAAAACTTCAATGAGATTATCAAGTCTCGATTCCGTGACAAGTTCTCTTACTCTTCATTCTCGGAAGGTGAGAAGCTTCGTATCACGCTTGCTATTATGCTATCATGGCGTTCTGTCGCTAAGCTACGTAATTCAGTATCAACTAACCTCCTCTTACTCGATGAAACGCTCGATGGCGCTTTGGATGGTGTGGGTATTGAAAGCCTGATCGAAACATTACATAGTCTCAACTCAGATGACAACATCTTCGTTATCTCTCACCGTGGAGATCAGTTGGCAGATAAGTTCGACACGATGATACGATTTGATAAGATTAAGAATTTTAGTGAGATTGCAGCATAAAACGGTGTACAAATGCACTCAAGTGTGTTAGAATGGTACCCTTCATTATACAATATGGAACTACTTAATGTCTGAATTTTATACTTCAGTTGAAAGATATGGTAAAAATATCCTATGGCGAGGATACAAAGATGGTAAGCGCTTCTCTTACCGAGTACCATATCAACCTACTTTGTACGTACATTCTCCTAAGAAAGATGGTGAGTATCGTTCGTTGGTAGGTAACAAGAAGCTCAATCCAATGAAGTTTGGTGAGATGCGAGAAGCAAAAGACTTTATCGAAGAGTACAAAGGTGTAGCTAACTTCGAGGTCTATGGTACAAACAACTTCGTCACTCAGTTCATCCAAGAACATTACCCTAATGATATTGAATTCAATGTAGACGATATCAACATCGTTTCGTTTGACATCGAGGTCGACATCAGCGATGGCTATCCTAACGTCGATCAAGCTGATAAAGAAATTACTTCAATTGCTTATAAGTCCTCGAAGAGTAGTAAGTATGTTCTACTCGGTCGTAAAGACTATGATAAGAGTAAGACTCTACTTGACATCGATCAAGATGACATTGAGTTTATTAAGTTCGACAGCGAAGTTCAACTCCTTCAAGCATTCGTAAGATTATGGACTCACGACTATCCAGACATTGTGACTGGTTGGAACGTCGAGTACTTTGATATTCAATACATCGTAACTCGTATTATGAGACTTCTCGGTGATGAAGTTGCTAAGCGTTTATCTCCTTGGAAAAGCATACAATCCACCACTCGTGAGTTCTTCGGTAAAGTACAGGGTACATACAAGATCTCAGGCATGACCATTGTCGATTACATGGATGCATTCAAAAAGTTTGGTTATAAGTATGGTCCACAAGAATCATTCAAACTCGATCATATTGCTAATGTCGTATTAGGTGAGAAAAAGCTAGACTATTCTGAGTACGGTACACTTACTGAACTGTATGAGCAAAACCCACAACTCTATCTCGACTATAACCTTAAAGATACGTGGTTGATCAAGCGTTTCGAAGACGAAACAATGCTACTATCTCTTGTAATGACTGTTGCTTATGGTGGTGGTGTAAACTTCTCGGATGCTTTCGGTACTGTAGGAATCTGGGAAAGCACGATCTATCGTCGACTTATGAAAGATAAAATCGTTCCACCAACTAAAGGTGGTCCTGGCATGCGAGCTGGTGATCTTGTTGGTGGTTATGTTAAAGATCCAGTACCGGGCATGTATCCTTGGGTCGTATCATTCGATTTGAACTCTCTGTATCCTCACCTTATGATGCAATACAATATGTCACCAGAAACTTATCTTTCTGATGAGCGTGAGTATGTTACTCAGGAAATGGTACTTAGCAGTCAATTCGAAAATACAAACAAAGCATACTCAGTCGCAGCTAATGGTGCTTGTTTTAGTAATGAGAAACTCGGTATCATTCCCGAGATTATTAATGAAAACTACGATGCCCGTTCTAAGATTAAGAAACAGATGTTAGCAGCTGAGCAACAGTATGAAGTCGAGAACGATCCTACTCAAAAGGCTGAGCTCAAACGAGAAATCAATCAGTTGCATAACTCTCAGATGGCGATTAAGATTTCGATGAACAGCCTCTATGGTGCAACGGCTAACATCTACTTCCTCTACTATATTAATGACATGGCTGAAGCAATCACTACATCCGGCCAGCTCAGTATTCGTTATGCTCAAAAGTCTGTGAATGATTATCTCAACAAGATACTCAAGACCGAAGACGTTGACTACGTTGTATACATAGATACTGATTCGATATATGTTAACTTCGGTCCTCTCATCAAAGAGGTATTCGGTACTACTGACATCTCTCGTAAAGATGGTGAAGAATTCCTAGATAAGATTTGTTCTACTAAGATTGAACAGGTCATTGAAGATGGCTATGAGAAACTGGCTGCTTCGTTGGGTTCTTATCAGAATAGGATGGTGATGAAGCGAGAAAAGATTTCTGATAAGAGTATCTTCATCGCTAAAAAGCGTTACATCATGAATGCTCTCAACTCAGAAGGTGTTCATTATGAAAAGCCAAAGATCTCAGTAACAGGCATTGAATCAGTTCGATCATCGACACCTGAAGTATGTCGTGAAAAGATGAAGCAAGTCTTTGATGTTATTATGAACGAAGGTGAGACAGCTACTCAAAAGTTTATTGCAAACTTCAAAGACGAGTTTCGTCAGCTTCCTCCTGAAGAGGTTGGCCGGAACTCTGGCACAGACAATATAGATAAGTATCTTGATCGTAGTACTGGCTCATACAAGAAAGGATGTCCCATGCATGTTCGTGGCTGCATTCTATTCAATAATCTGTTGAGTCAGAAAAAGCTAAATAAGAAATACGAAACCGTACAGGGTGGTGACAAAATCAAGTTTGCCTACTTGAAGTTACCTAATCCTCTACGTGAAAACATCATTTCATTCCCAGGTGTTCTTCCAAAAGAACTTGGGCTAAATGACTATATAGATTACGACACTCAGTTCCAAAAGGTGTTCTTGAGTCCGATTGAAAGTATTCTCGAAGCAGTGGGTTGGTCTTCAGAAAAGAAAGATACTCTCGATGATTTTTTCAGTTGATAAACAATACAATGGTAAATAGGAGCCATAGATGAAATTAATAAGATTAGTAACAGGTGAAGAGCTCATTGCTCAGGTAAGTGAATTTGCAGAATGCGGTAACGTAGTAATTGATGAAGCAGTAATGCTTATTCCAGCAGGTGAAGGCAAGATTGGAATGATTCCTTTCATGCCTTACTCAGACGGCTCACCCATAACAATTGATAAGAAGCACATCATGTTTATGACCAAGCCTAACGACGAACTCTATCGTCAAGTCTTAAAGCTTACTACAGGTCTTGAAACTCCATCCTCAAAAATAGTGGTATAACGCATGAAAGACGGTATCAAAAAAGTTTGTATTGTTACTAACTTTAGAGCAGCGAGTACAGCACTTACTTTACTCAAAGCCGAAGAGTATGACATTCCTTATGTTGGTGAGTTATTCTCTCACGAGAAACCTTTTAACATTGGTTCAACCGTAGACCTCCGTCCTAAAGAAAAGACTCACCCTCGATATATTCAAGAGTTACGTGAAAACAAAGATCTTGAGTGCTGCTTTAAACTCATGCCACAGCATGCACAGTTTAACGTTGAAATGATTGGTGAGATTCTCGCGACCGTTGATAAAGTTTACTACCTTTATCGCTCAGACTTTAAAGGTCAGCTGATAAGCTATATGGCAAATCGTGGGTACGGGCGCGAACAGGAAACAGGATTTAAGACAAAGACATCACCTGCTAATCGTCAACAACGAGCTCGAGAACTAGTGTTAGGTGAGTTAGGTAAGACTAAGCAACCTGTTATTATTAAGATGAGTCTTACTGATCCTCAACTAGCTGGCAACATCGGTGGTATTAGCATGCCTACTCTTCGCCACGGACTTATTCGTAACTATGAAGTAATGGCAGCTGCTTATCGACTCTACCCAGGCGAGCTTATTCGTAAGGAAGATTACTTTTCTGGTGAGCGATACAATCCATACAACAGGTTCGTTGAGTGGAAAAATGGAGAAGTCGTTGAGATTGAAGACTTTAATGTCGACGCTTTATTCAAATAAACAGTTGACAAGTTGATCAACATAGTATATAATGGAGCAGTTTATGATTACTATTTACGGTAAAGATGCTTGTGGATTCTGTACCATGGCAAAAAATTTATGTGAATCAAAAGGTGTAGGTTACACC